TTTCCATTTAGCATTTGGTGCTATATTAACAGGTTCAGCTTTTGCTTCAGGCAAGAAATAAAGGAGACGCATCGTGAAATTCCTAAAAGCCGCCGCTCTCGTTGCCCTCATTGCATGTGCTGGAATTGACGTTAAAGCTGCTTGCGGTCCCCAACATCGGGAAATGCTTAACACTGCTGTACGGATTGACACCACCGGATCTGGGACTGTTATCTATTCACAAGATCACGGCACCGAAAAAGAAAAGAAGTACGAGACTTATATATTAACCAATTATCATGTGATTGCGGAATCTATTCGGATTCGTGAGATTTGGTCCCCACAGAAATCCAAGAAGGTTAAGAGGGAAACACGTTCTCCAGTAACCGCTTTTTGGTTTGATTACATCAGATGCGCCAGAAGTGTGGGTACTAGAGGGAAGATTGCCGATATTGTAGCCCATGATGAGCAGAGAGATCTGGCGCTTCTTCATTTGCGTGATTATGAACGTGGTGTCCAGCCTGTAGCATTTCTTCTACCGCAAGATGAAGTACCGAAATTAGGGCAGCGTGTCTGGGCTGTGGGTGCAGGATTAGGATACCCGCCATTCATGACTAGTGGCGAGATGGCCTTTTCGGAACAGATTATTAATGGGTATCGCTACCAATTAGCAACATCCCCAATTATTTTCGGCAATTCCGGCGGTGCATTGTTTGCTCGGAGCAGTGAGAGGCAACGTTATGAGATGATTGGTGTGCCTTCCAGGGTGAGCGCTGCCGGATTTCAAGCTGTCACACATATGGGATGGAGTATCCCCACAGAGACTGTTTATAAGTTTTTGAGAGAGAATTTCCATGGTTTTATCGTTGGGGACAAATATCTAGCGCCAAAAGATAGGAAGCCCCCAAAGTCTGAGAAATCAGACAATGACTAGTGGTTTCTGACAGTCCCATGGAGTTCGACCTGCGTATGCTGCTGAGTGTAGGGGCTGTATTTGCGTCTATTGTGGCTGCTGCTGCTATTGCACGACATCAGATAGCGGCGATGCTTGACCAACTGCATGAATTTAAAGCCTTAATTACGCAGATAGACAATCGTCTGGATCGAAATGATCAGACAACATCGAATCTTGAGCACCGCGTTACCATACTTTCTGGGATGATGAGTCCTGATACCCTAGAAAAACGCTTCAGGGAGCTGACAGCGCTGGGTAAGGATATTGAGCATCTCAAGGAGATGATACAGCTTTCAAAGCGTAGTTAAAATAGATATTATACTGAATCACATCATGAGGAGATTTTGTTATGGGATGTATAAGCTGGATTAAGGGTAGAGTTAGCGAGCCTTCAAGTTATGCTGCAGTCGGTCTTATAGTTGTAGGGGCGGGTGTCATTCTTGGTCAGCCAATCGTTGTAGCTGTAGGGATTATTGGCGGAATCCTTGGGTTTATCCTAAAAGAAAAAGGGATGATCTGAAAAACCTATCCCTATAGGTAAGATCAGTAGAATCCATGGATAAGCCGACTGTTATAGGAGTTAAAAGTCAGTTAGATACTCATGAGGCTGTATGTGCGGAACGTTGGAAAGAGACAATTATACGTATCCGGCGTGTAGAACATATTATGGTCGGTACTGCGGGCACAATCATATTGCTTTTGGTGGGTGTCATAATGCGAGGGTGAATACATGATTGGTTTAACAGCACTTGTCGGCCCTGTATCTGACCTACTGGGTAAATTTATTGAAGATAAAGACCAGAAAAACAAGCTAGCCTTTGAGCTAGCAACGATGGCAGATAATCACGCCCAAGAGTTGGCAAAAGGGCAATTAGAAATAAATAAGGCGGAAGCGGCCAGCGGATCGGTGTTTAAAGGTGGCTGGCGACCAGCAATCGGCTGGGTGTGTGCGTTATCTCTTATGTGGACATATTTTGCCCAGCCATTTATTAGTTTTGCTGTCGGTGCCTTTGGTATTGCTCTTCCCCCTCTTCCCGAGCTTGATATGGGTGCTCTCATGCCGTTGATGCTGGGAATGTTGGGCTTGGGGTCAATGCGTTCGTATGAAAAGATGAAAGGTTTAACTAAGTGAATGTGGATACCTTGTGTGAAGAGCTTTCCGGGGATGAGGGTTGCAAGTATTCAATTTATTTAGATCATTTAGGATTGCCAACATTTGGTGTGGGTCATCTGATACGGTCTAATGACCCTGAATATGACCAACCTGTTGGTACAGAAGTATCAGAAGAGCGCGTGCGTAATGTATTCATGTTGGATATTGCCGTTACTAAGATAGATTGTTTACGGTTATATCCTGATTTTGATGTGTTGCCGGAAGAGTGTCAGTTAATTATTGCAAATATGATGTTTAATATGGGCTACAAGCGACTATCCAAGTTCAAAAAAATGCGGGCAGCGGTTAACAAGCGAGATTGGGACACTGCAGCAGATGAGATGATAGACTCTCGTTGGTATACGCAAGTTCCTAACAGAGCCAAACGTTTAGTAAAGAGAATGCGGGATTTGGCAGAAAATACAGGTTGAGATATGCCGCTATCAAAAATAAGCTTAAAACCGGGGGTAAACCGTGAAGGCACTCGTTATACAAACGAAGGTGGTTGGTATGACTGTGACAAAATTAGGTTTCGCCAGAGTACACCGGAAAAGATAGGTGGTTGGACGCGGATATCCGAAGCCACTTTTTCCGGTGTTTGTAGATCTTTATGGAACTGGGTAACCCTAGGCGGGCAGAATCTAATCGGGGTGGGCACACATTTAAAGTTTTATGTAGAAAATGTTGGTGCTTATAACGATGTTACACCTATACGTGCTACTGTATCTTTAACTAACCCCTTTACTACTTCTTCTGGTTCGGCAACCGTAACAGTTACCGATGCCGCTCTTGGTTATGTAACTGGAGACTATGTTACTTTTAGTGGAGCTTCCGCAGTTGGTGGTCTCACGATAGATGGTGAGTATGCGCTTACCCGGACAGTTACTTCAGCCGCCAATACATACACAATAACTGCTTCTTCTAGTGCATCTTCTACTGCTAGTGGTGGGGGTAGTGTTTCCGCTGTATATCAGATCAATATAGGTAGTCCTTTTGCGGTTCCAATAGAAGGTTGGGGTGCGTCTGCATGGGGGCAAGGGACATGGGGCGTTGGTGAGTCTTCTACAACCCAGATCCGTTTTTGGTCTCAGTCTAATTTCGGGGAAGATTTAATCTTTGGTCATGCTGGTGGTAGCATATATTACTGGGATGCTACCAATGGGGTTGGCACCAGAGGAGTTTTACTATCCAGTTTGACCGATGCTTCTGATGTGCCGACAGTACAAAACATCATACTTGTATCGGATATTAACAGGTTTGTATTCTGTTTAGGGACAAACCCGGTAGGTAGCAGTACCTTAGATCCCACATTGCTCAGATGGTCTGATCAAGAAAGCGCCATTAATTGGACTCCTTCTGCTACAAATCAGGCAGGTAGCCTACGACTTTCCAGAGGTACCAAAATCGTCGCTGCATCTCAGGCGCGTCAAGAAGTACTGGTATGGACAGATTCTTCTTTATACTCATTACAGTATGCGGGGGCACCGATTGTATGGACCGCGTCTATTGTTGGAGAGAATATATCTATTTCTTCACAGAATGCGGTAGCTTATGCCAACGGTATTGCCTATTGGATGGGTAAGGATAAGTTCTATAAGTACGATGGACGTACCCAGCCGCTACAGTGTGATGTAAGAAAGTATGTGTTTAACGATTTTAATACTTCCCAATATACACAGGTGTTTGCAGGTACGAACGAGTCGTTTCATGAAGTATGGTGGTTCTATTGTTCTGATTCTGCCACAAATATAGATAAGTACGTAATATATAACTACCTTGAGAATATATGGTATTTCGGTACGCTGGCACGTACTGCTTGGCTTGACTCGGGATTGAGAGATAGTCCCTTAGCCGCTACTTATTCGTACAATCTAGTCGATCATGAAGATGGAATAGATGATAATCAGGGGGGTAGCGCAGCAGCCATAACTGCTTATGCTGTATCTTCGGAATTTGATCTTGATGACGGACATAAATACATGTTCGTAAGTCGGGTGATACCTGATATTTCCTTTGATGGCTCCACAGCTGATAACCCTGTTGCAACCTTGACTCTAAGCCCTCTGGCGAATCCCGGTGCTGGATATACCTCTCCCACATCCACGGGAGGAGTAAATAATGCAACAGTCACCCGTACCGCGACTTCTCCGGTAGAGGTTTTTACGGAGCAATTAGATATACGAGTACGGGGACGGCAGCTATCCATGCGCATTGAGTCTGATGCCACAGGAGTTGCATGGCAATTAGGTTCACCACGGCTTGATATGCGCCCAGATGGACGACGGTAATGGCTGTTGATAATACAAGATATAACGTACTTTTTCGTGCTCCTGCGCTCCCATACCCCCCTATTGAGTACTCGCAGGAGGATTTTGAACAGTTTAACAATGTATTGCGGTTGTATTTCAAGCAACTGGATATTGCAGTTAGAAATGCTAATACTGCCGATAAAGCTGAGGCGGCAGCGTGGTTTTTTAAATAATGGCAAACGTGTACACAAATGCAAAGGTAGATTTAACAACTACCAGTGTGACAACGCTATATACGGCCCCCGCGTTAACTACCAGTGTTGTTAGTTCCATCCTCGTGTCTGAGGATTCAGGCAATGCTGATACAATA